GGTTCACTCTAGACGAGCAGTCTTGGCCGTATTAGGTACCCAACCTGGCAATCACAACTCAAGAGGCCATGGACAAACAGGCATTGGCACTTCCGTGGGGGGTCCATTCTCCCCGCGCACTGTGTCTACCTTGAGAATCTGGTTTTGGAAGATCATACCACACGCTATCCAGTCATACGCAACTACTCGGGCTACACTATGTGCTACCCCTAACTATTTTACGTCCGCGTCAAGTTCCGGAGGCCTCAGATCGATGGAATTTATCCATTCAACAAATCAGCCCACGAGATAGAGATTATCCGTATATTGCATCGCCTAATACTTCATTAACGTGTTGGGGCGGTTCACTCTAGACGAGCAGTCTTGGCCGTATTAGGTACCCAACCTGGCAATCACAACTCAAGAGGCCATGGACAAACAGGCATTGGCACTTCCGTGGGGGGTCCACTCTCCCCGCGCACTGTGTCTACGTTGTAAATCTGGTTTTGGAAGCTCATACCACACGCGCTTGAATCATAGGATACTCACCAGTTACACTTCCAATTGATCCCCGATTTTGGTACTACCACATACCGGGGTGGCGTCTAATAAAGGTTGATATTATCGCGCTAGATGTCGACTTCAGTCTATCTCATACTCGAGTCCTTCACTTGTTCTACTGCACAGGTTTCACACCTGAGAGGGGTATTCCGGTCTCTTGGAAATCCAATCCGTATCCCGTTTAGTTCTAGAATCTCCTACTGGGTTGAGCCAGGTCGGGCCTTGGAACAAAGGGGCAAAAGCACATTTGGAGGGGTCTATTCCCTTGGAACCGGGTGCCTTCCCGGTTAAGTGATTCAGGACGCTATGAACTGCGCCCGCATCTAGTAACTGCCGTCGCCCTAGATGAAGTTTCTCTATATTCGTCGGCCTTGATCGACGAGTGGAGCTGAGCGTCCTCAGATATTGACTTGAACCTCAATATCTCTCCCTTCATACACTTGCGCTGTATGGATGGCAACACTAATGTTGTTCCCAACATTTTTAATCCCCTGCTTCACAGGGTGATATAGTCTGCTGCTGACTAGTTCACCTGCTGAAGTTTTGTTTTCTTGGCCTATACCCATCAGGTATTGGGTATCAGAGATGAAAACACCGCCGTACGGATCGCCTAAGGATCCATACTAGCGCTGTCGATCACTTACAATGTGATCAAAGGTGCACGATTAAGCCTTCACGGCACATAGATTTGGTATAATACTACTATACCACCCCTAGCCGAAACGATAAACGTTTCGACAGGGTTATCTACATGTGATCCGATGAAGCCACTACATGAATATGTAGTGTCCCC